CGCCCAATGGGTGATCTGCCGGTCGTCGACCCGCACCTCGACATCCGACGGGTTCAACGTTGCGAGCATCAACGGCCCGTCGTCGACCTGCGACGAAGACCGGATCACATAGGCGTTGCCGTCCAACAGCAACGACGTGAGGATCTGGGTGAAGAACTCGACCCGGTCCGCAGACTGGTTCGGCTGTTCGATCCACCGTGGCGTCGGGATCTCGACCTGGCCGTCCGCGGTGCGGCGGAACGTGTCGACCGGCAACGTCGCGATCGTGTCCGCGATCAACGCCACACAGCCGTACACGGTGAGGAGCTGCAACGCGGTGGTGTTATCGACTCTGATACCCGCATGGGACATCGTCCCGCCAGACGACCAGTCACCCCATGCGGTGACCTGCATCGCCCGGTCTTCGCGGACCGGCCGTTGGAACAGTCGTGCTAGCACCTAGTCCAGCTCCACGAGAACCCCGACGAGCACAAGCACCGCGCCGCCCAACACGACCGCGACCGGAACCGAAAACGACGCGACCGCGCCGAGCACGCAGACGACACCGGCCAGCTGCAACACGTTCCCGAGCATCCACACCCTCACAGGTCGGCAAGTGATACATAGCCGGGGGTCGGGGCGCGAACCTGTTCCGGCATCGACGCTGCCGCTTCGAGCGCCAACACTGCGGCGACCGCACCGTCGATCCGGCGGCGGTCGTCACCTTTCACAAGGTGGTAGAGGGTGCGGGTGTCGTCGTCCGGGTCACGTTCCCGTGCTTTGCGGAGCTCGGCGGCGAACACATGCGACGCGAGCCGCGGATCGTTGTCGTGGCTGATCAGACCTTCACGGACCGCGGACAGGAACCGGTCTGTTGCTTTCGGCATCCGCGACGTGTTCGTATCGAACGCGACGACACGTTCCTCGCCGAACGCTTCCGCCCACACATCCAGTTCAGACCACCACTTCGGCGGGTCGCAGAACATCACCCCGACATCCCACCGGTCGAACGCGTCCGCGACCTTCGCGTGGACTTCGCCGCGTGGGACACGCCAGCCCGCAACCCCAGGGTTCTCCCACCAGCCGACCACGAACAGATGCCCGTCCGTCGTGCAGCCGACCAGCGCCGTCGCGTCGTTGCTAACCGACCCGTCGAACCCGAGCGCCACCCTCGTCTTCGACGGAACCACCCGGTCCGTCGCGGCGAGCTGCGCCCACCGGGACGGATCCACCGCACGCCGCTCCCCGCGCACCAACTGGTTCAGGTAGAAGCGGCGAAAGTCGGCGAGGTCGACCGCCGGGTCAGTACCTTCCTGTGCGACACGACGGACCGGCACCCACGTCGACCCGCCATACGCGACCTTCAACGCGTCTTCGACCGGACGCCCGCCGGCACGGATCTGCTCGTCGGACAGTTCCGGCCCCTCCAACGCCGAATAGAACACCCCCGACGTGCCCCGGTTCGCCGCCTCATAGGTGCGTTCCGCAACCGACTTCTCGCCCGGCACATGCGCGTTCGTCGACTCGAGCACCGAGCCGCCCATCTTCGCGGTGTTCCGGCGGATCGTCGCCTCGAGCCGCACCCCACCGTTCCGTGACGTCCACAGATGCGTTTCGTCCAACACCGCGAACGTCACCAACTGGCCTTCACGCGACCCGGCCGACGCCGTCACCGGTTCGATCCGACCTGCCCGGCCCCGCAACAAGATGCGGGTCAGACCAAGATCGATGTCCTGCTCGGCGAGCAGCGGCGCATCCCGCAACATCTCATAGATCGCGCTGTACGTGTTTCCAGCCTGATCTTCCGAACAGGCAGCGATCTGCACCCACGGCGACCGGTGCGGCACCCCGACCGGTTCGCCGTCCGCATCCCAACCATCGAACCTGACCGGCCCGCACAGCTCAGCGACCGCGACCGCCGCCAGCAACGGCGACTTCCCCCACCCCTTCGCCCGACGGACCGCGCCCCGCCGATACTTCCGGTCCCCACGACGCGACAACGCGTAGAACCGGATCACCAGCTCGGCTTGCTCGTCGGTCAACACCAACGGTTCGCCGATCTTCGGACCCGACGGGACCGTCAGATTCTCAGCGAACCAGCCGATTAGCTCATGGCCCAGCGACGGGAAATCGCCAGCGAACTCCGGTCCACGCCACGGCATCTCACTCGCCCACAACCTTCAACCGTTGCCGCCGCGCCGGCTTCGGTTTCGCCGGCCCCGCCGACTCCTCCGCCACCAACCAACGCAACTGCTGACGGGCCCGCGGATTCAACCCGAACCGGTCCTCGAGCGACCGGACCTCCATCAACACACCCTTGTCGTCCAACAGCCCGGCGAACACTTGCGCGTACAACAAGCACAGACGCGCCACCGCCGGCTCATCAAACGACCGCCACAACACCGCGATCGGCTCACGCCACAACCGATCCCACCACTCCAACGCGTGCGGCTCATGCACCAACAGGCCAGGAGCCGCCGGCACCTCGCCGCGCGGCTTCGTCGGAATGAACGTCGACGGATCCGGCACATTCCGCCGCACCCGCTCAACCTCAGGCTTCCGCGGCGGTGCCATGGCTCCATCCGTACACGATGCGAAAAAGGTGCCGGGGTTCTGGTGGGATGCGGTCGGCTTGAAAAAGCGGTTCAGGGTTCGCGGTGTCCGCGGTTGCATGCGGCGTGTGTGGCTGCCCAGGTTCCCCAGGGTGTGTGGTCTGCGTCCATGTCGTCGGGGTGGGTGACTGGTTGGGCGCAGCGCCAGCAGGTGAGGGGGAGTTGGGTGAGGAGTTCGGCTCGGGCTCGGCGGTGGTTTGCGCCGTAGCGTTGCCGGTGTTGTTGTTCGCAGGTGCGGCAGCGTGTGGTGGTGGCGAGGGTGCCGCAGTCGATGCAGGGTCGGCGCATCACATGCCTGTGATTACAAGGCTGCGATTCATATCACTGTTACCATAGATGTCAAGTGGTTGTCAAACGGCTGGTTTGTTCGGCCAGTCGAGGCCGTAGCGGGAACGGTGCATTCTGCATTTCGCGCAGGTGCGGCGACGTTCACCGAACGGCATCAGTTCGTTGCAGTTCCGGCATGGGTCTGGGTCTGGGATTGCTGGTGCGGCGATCAGCCAGAAGTTCAGGAGCCGGTCGAGTTCGTTTGCGAGGTCGGCGGCTTCGACGATCAGGGATCGGAGACGTTTTGTGTCCCGGTCGAGGCGACGGTCCACCGCGTCCATCATCGGTAACGGTGGTTCTGCACCATGTGAGATCGCCTCGGGGATACTCGAAGCGGGGAAGCCGCCACGCCCCCATTCGCGTCGTCGGCGGTGAAACACGGGGATGCGGGCCATGTTCCGATCGAGAAGTTCGAGCGCCATCGCGAGCTGGTCGTCGTCTCTCACCCCTGCTGCTCCTCTCGGCGGTTCACTCGTCGCCGCCTTCGGTCAGACCCGCGGCGACACAAGCGCGGTGCGCCTCATAGGCCCAGGCGTCGGCGAGCCTGCGGCCCGCCTCCACCGCGGCGAGGACGAGTTGCAAGGCCTCCCGCTCCACGGCCGCGTGTGCGAAGCGTTCGTCGTCGGCCCAGCGGCAAGCACGCTCAAGGTGGGCAATCGCCGCGTCGAGTTCGGCTGGTGTGGTCATCCCTGCTCCCCCTCCGCGGGCGGCGTCGTCGATGACGAAGTAGCCGGCCCCACCCATCTCGTACATGCCTTCGTCGCTCATCCCCCGTCCTCCTTCACTCGCTCCACCCAGTCCTCATAGGGGACCACCACGAGCTGCGGTTTCCCGTCCCACGACGCTACGAACGCGCGGCGCACACCGCGTAGACCGAACAGTCGTCCCATCTTTGAGCGGACCTGTCCCGACTCCCACCAGCGGCGCAACCCGCGGGTCAACGCCTGGTTGCTTGTCTCCTCCCACACCCACAAGCCCGCCCGGCCGTCGTAACCGGACAGCTGTCCGGACAGGATCGACCGTTCCCCGCCCGTATCTTTCGCGATCCGGTTCTCACGTCGACGTGCTGTGGACTTAGTGCGGGAACCTCGGCAGCGGCGACACTGGCAGGCACGCACATGCCTGAACTTCTTCGTCGGGGTGCCGAACAGGTCACAGCCGCACGGGCACGCGACCTTCACGGGGCCGGGCAGGACCGTCACGCCGGCCGCAAGTCGTAGAGCCACCGATGCTTCGGAATCGAACCGGCATCTTCTCCCAGGCCAGGGAGACGTGCTAACCGTTGCACCACCGCGGCAGAACCCATGCCCGTGTTCTCCCGTCCCGGCGGACCAGCCGCCCACACACGCACACCCACACCCCGTAACCCACATGACGCCGAACCCTGTGAACACACGCGAGGATTTCGTCACGATTTCCTCGCGTCACGCCACCGTCTCCCCGGCGAGCGGCAACACTTCCTGGGCGAGCCGCTTCGCAGCCATTTCGCACCAGCGCTCCTC